CGGTGACGGGGATGCCGCAGGCGTCGAGGGCGACGATACGGAAGTGCGTGCCCTTGACGGGGACGACGCATGTGGAAGTGGCAGCCATGGTGTCTCCCTAGGTGGTGGGCACGCCGAGGTTGAGGTGGGCGCCGATCAGGCAACACTCGAAGCCGAGGACGTACGTGCGTTCGGCGATCATTCGGAGAGTGTTCGCGGCGCGGTCGATGGAGTCGCGTGGGGCGTGGAATCGGACGTCGCCGCGGTATCCGAAGAGAGCGCCGGTGGCGTAGATCCACGACGTGCCATCAGCCGGAGCTGATCCGTCGGGGGCACTGCCGGTGTAGCCGCCACCGACGACGACCCGGTTGCCGCCCGTCGTGAACAGGGCACCGTCGCGTTCCACGATGAGGTTCCAGGCGGCGAAGGTGGGCAGCACACTGCGGGGCACGTGGATGACGCCTTGCCCGGCGTAGCAGTCACCGAGGCAGTCCTCCAGTGCACCCAACGCGTGCGCCGCATCCGCCCCAGTCACACACGTTGTTGCGGTGGGCTGGAGGAGGATGCTGTTCGTGTCGGATACGTCCGCGGCCGCCGCAAGGTGTGGAAACACCACGGTTTGTGTCGCGCTGGTGCCGGTCCAGAACGCGGCTTCGACCTGCTGTTGTTCGATGCGGGCGAGCGCGTCCGACGCCGCTGACTCGGCGTCGCGCAGCCCGACCGGTGAGCAGTCAAACTCGGTGAACACCGTGAACGGCGTCGCACCCCTAAACGTCTGATCAACGTTGTCGGCCTTTGCGGCGGGCTCGGGTGGCGCGCCGGTGCCGGTGACGCTGATGCACTCGTCGTAGGTGGTGCCGCCGGTCGGGCAGGGCTCGATCCAGGTGACGCCCTGCTGCCAGTGCGGATTGCCAGGACTGCGGGGTTCGACGGCGTCCCACAGCCCGTACGGGAGCAGGGTGAACGCCGGCGGGTCGACGATCTGGCGTGCTCCGGCCACCGGCGCTCACCACCCTTCCAGTAGGTCAGCCGGTGCGATCAGAGGTTCGGGAACGGGTCGATGTGCGTGCCCGGCGTCAGGTTCGCGATGGTGGTGGCACCCATCACGGAGAAGGTGATGGTGTACAGGCGGGACTCGGGGCCGACGCGGGCGATGAGGTGGCACTCCTCGGACCAGGCTGCGGTGTGGTCGTTGGTGGTGTTGAGTACCGAGTCGCGGACGACGCCGAGGTCGAGGCTCATGCCCTGCCCGTGCACGTACGTGCCCGCCGCGTAGATCATCACCTGAGCGCTGGTGGGCCATGCGGTCATCGGCGTGGACGCGTTACCGAACTGGCTGGCGCCGCGGACCTGCCAGTCGTTGACCCACTGCACGCGCAGGTTCCGGTCGGTGAAGAACTGGTTGATCATCGAGTCGTCGACGCTGAGGAGGTCGACGCCGTTGCGCCAGGCGAGGTCGGCGCGGATCGCGTTGCGCACCCAGTAGGGGGCGACGACTTCGAGGACGTCGTCGAGGCACATGCCGTAGCGGGCCCGGTAGTCCGTCGCGCCAAGGTCGACGCCGGACAGGAACTGCTGGTAGGCGGGCTTCGCCGTGGCCGGGGTGCCGCCGCCTGCGAACTCGCCCGTGGTGACGGCGACGTTGGAGCGGGCCACCATCAGCGCGATCAGCCGAGCGTTCATCGCGTGAGAGTGCGCGTTCATCAGCAGCTGAATCATGTGCTGCGTCGCCTCAGGATACGAATCGTCCGTGAGGTTGCCCGCAGTCAGGCAGATGCCGTAGCACTCCAGCCGCTCCTCGTCGAACGTCGGGCACGGCACGCGCACGCACGGCTTCGTCGGCGAACCCGTCGCCGCCGCGATGTCGGAGGCCTCCGTCCACAGCCACGGATTCGACGTCTCGTCGAAGGTGACCGCGAACCCGCCGAACGCCCCCGAGATCGTGGTGTCCGCCAGCGACGGCGACACCGGGAACTGGATCCCGCCGCGGGTGATACCCACCGTCGGCAGGTCGATCATGCCGTCGGCACAGGAGATGTCGAAGAAGTTGTACAGGATCTCGCTGGGCGCGCACCATCCGCCGGCTGCGGTCAGGGAGTTCTGCTGCTGCTCCAGAAGCTGCTGCTTGCGGTCGCTGGAGGTGATGTGCCGCAGCAGTTCGCCTACCTCGGACAGCGACGTGCGCTTGTCGATGGTGTGCTGGAACTCGTTCCGCACGGTCGCGACGAGCTGCATGTTGCCGGTGCCGTCGTTGGTGACCGGCATGGACTTGGCCTTGCGCTGCACGACGTCGGTGAGGGAGCGCAGGGAGGTGACGGAGTCGCCGTGGGCGACGCCGGGGATGTCCACGCTCGCGGTGACTGCGAGGCGTTCGGGCACCTTCGGCTTGGGTGCGTGCTGACGGGTTTCGGACAGTGATGCGGTGGCCCGGCGTGCGATCTCGTCGGGTCGCACCGAGCCGCCGCGGCGGTCGGTCATGAACGTGGCGAGTGCGGCGGTGACACCCTGCGCGGTGGCTTCGGCGATGGCGCTGGCGTCCATGGTGGACTGCTGCTGTGCGAGTTCACCTTCGGTGGTGGAGCCGTGGAAGTCAGCGCGGAGGTCGGCGAGCTGGCGTGCTACCTGGTTCTGCTGGAGCTGCGCTTCTTCCTGTGCGCGGAGTTCGCGGACGCGGATCTCGGCGCGGAGTCGCTTGACGTCGTCGCGGACACGGAAGGCGTAGGCGAGGGTTTCGGGGTCGACGTCGGTGAGTGCGTCGATGCGTTCGAATTCGGTGACGCCTCGGGCTTCGAGTTCGCGGAGTTCGTCGGCGTCGGTGATGAGGGTGAGGTCAGCGGGAGCTGAGAAGAGTTCCTCTGCGGGCACAGGAGGCCTCCAGGTGTGATCGGAGGATCGATTTGCTGTGCCCGGTGTTGAGGTGCGCTGGTACCGGGCTGGGCCAGCGCACCTCAAGAGCGAAGGGTAAGCCCCTAGCACACGTTGCTGCAATATTCAATTATCTTCACCGGTCGGGTAAACCTAAAGGTCAGAGCGCCGGAGGTGGGGGCGGTGGGGGCGCAGGACGCCTCTTCTTGTTGCACGCGCAACCCATCAGCGGTCACCTCCCCCCGGATGAACCTGACGGGACAGCAGCCGCATCACCACACGCGTTGCCCACCGCTCCAACTCCGGCTGCGACATCCCGTACGCCACTGTCGGCCGACCAGCCGCCACCAACGCCTGCGGCTCACCACTGGCCACCCGCGCCCGCATCTTCGGCACCGGGAACCCCGGCACATTGACGGCCAGCAGACCCACCAGCCGCAACTCACCGCCGATCCGTCGCCAGTCCCCGCTGACTTGGCCCGCGGCCTGCAGCTCGTACACCTTCAGCGGATCCGCACCCGGCCGGATCGCACCCGCCACCCAGATGCCGTGCGCGTCATTGCCGACCGCGACATCCGCGACCGCGGCACCCGTGTTGTCGTAGTGCTCCGCCGCCGGAGACGCCCCCAGGTATAGCGGAGCATGCCCCGTCCCCACCGTGATCTGACCCACCGCCACACGGGACCCGTCGTCGCACTTCACCTCACCCGTCCGGTAGTACGGGTGCGCGTCCTCGTGCGGCGGCTGCACACACACACCCTCCTGCCCGATGTGGCAGGAACCCCACTGCGCGGCATGCCCGTAGATCCGGCCATCGTCCGTGACCGTGATCGGAGTGGGCAGCGACAGCTTCGGATCCGAGAACCAGACTGTCGGCGGCTGCCACACGCTGCCCGACGCGGCGACCGCGTGCAGGGCACGGAACGGCTCCGGCTCCCGGCCAGCGTCCCGCAGGTGCTTGGCTGCATGATCGTAGGTGCCGCGCCGATCGGCATCCGGGATGTCTGCGCCGCCGCGTGCGCCGTGCAGCGAGCCGATGATGGCAGAGCAGGCGGTCAGGTTCGCTGGCCCTACGGTGCCGTCGGCGTTGATCTCGTGGTGCAGGAACTTCGCCGCGTCCTTCGGGAGTTCGTCGTCCTCCACGCGGCCGCCATCGAACCAGGCGTACGCGGCGCGCACCTTCGCCAGCGTGAGCGGCGACTCCAGCCGCTTGGAGTTCGGTCCCTCGTCCCAGTCCGCGTCGGAGGTGGCGGTGTCGTGGGTGCCGACCGCGCCCAACTCCTGCACCAGTTGGAGCGCTGCCTCGCCGACGGGCTGGCCGCCGGCCACGATCGCGCCCTGCTCGTCGAGGAGTGCGATGTACGCCTCGGCGAAAGCGGGGATGTCGACGAGGGTTGCGGCGCGGATCCTGCCGCCGTGGAAAATCATCTTCTCGGGCTGCGCGAACAGCATCTCGAACAGGTCGTCCTCGTCGCCTTCGCCGGTTCCGGCGTTGGCGTCCTCGGGCCACACGAACTCGACGTCCGCGTCGGCGATGGAGTCGGCGTCGATGCTGACGCCACGGAGGAATTCGCCCTTGAGTTTGTCGTAGGCGCGGCGCCCGTTGTCGTCGGACAGGTCGAGGACACCCGCGCCCATGATCTTGTTGTTGTCGCGCCAGATGCGGTCGATGCGGCCGACGTTGACGGCCACCGTGTGCGGTTCGCCGCCGTGTGAGTCCTCGATGTTCCACCGCAGTGGAACCGGAAGGCCGGCCCATGTGAGGGCGT